ACTAGATTCACTTCTAGGTGTGTATTCTTTTTTACCTGTGAAATATCTTATGTCACTCGTATTGCGGCCAAGAAGTCTTCCAAGCATTGCTGGTGCGAGATTGCTTCCACCAGTTAGAACTTTTGCGATATTAAGTGGATCAAATTTTTCTTTGAAACCCAATGAACGGGCTTTTGATCTATCAGAAAGAGCAGAACGTGCGGAAGAAAAGACACCCTGACCAGAAGTCAGTTTGTCTGCCATTAAATCTGCGAAGCCTTTTTTTCTTATTTTGGCTGCCTCGTAGTAATTCATCTAATCTTTCTCTCGTTCTGTTTTTGTTTTAGTTTCTGATTTTCATCCTCAATATACTGTATCAACATTGAGACATAAATGTCTCTTTCCCACGGTATCATATTCTCAAGTTCCGTTAGGGAATACTTATGATGTTGCATCAAAGAGAAATTAGTTTTATAGTAATTTCTCAGGTTATCATGCCCAAATATTAGCCGAAAAAACTTTCGAGCCCTTCAACGTCAAGTTTGTGTTCGAAGCCACAACGTGAACATTTCATTTCAATTTTCTTTTCAAGTTTAGGAAGATTCGCAAAGAAGTCTTCAATCTTAGTAAATTGCTGTTGATTGAGTCCCTCAATAAATTCTACCATTTCTTCTGTTGTTGTTTCTTTTGCATAATAGAATTGTTCACCGTCAAAGATGTATTCAACAGAGTCGGCAATCATTTCAAATGCAATGTCTGAAACATCAGTCAATTTTGATAACTTGTTAATCACAGAGAACTCTGGATACTTCAATTTGATTGAGATTGTATCTGTGAGTTGAATAACGTCATCATTCTCTTTGACACCTTCAATTTTGATATCAAGCAAATTGAGTGATGTTTCCATGATATTACCACAAGCAGAGCCATCAACTTGGTTGTCACAACGGTATTTGTTCTCGACAATCTCACCAACAGACCTAGCACGTAGGTTCAGGAAATAGTATTCAACATCAAGAACTGGTAGTTTCTCAATGTCAAGGTTCTCTGTTACTGTACAGTTATTTAAAACTTGTTTAACGTTTTGTTCAATCGATTTAGAATCACCTGATTCCATTGCCATCAACAAGTTCTTTTGTTCTTTCACAAGGAAAGGTCTAAAGCGAACGTGTTTCTTTGATAATGGTAAATCCAATTCATAAATCGGTGTATCGATTTTTGGTAAAGCCATAATTTATTTCTCCTTATTATCCGTTAAAATCACCCAAGTCTCTACTTGCTTGTATCTCTGCGACTGTTCTTAATTCTGGACTTGATCTGAACAATGAATCTGCAAGGGCATTCTCTAAGTAATCCATCGCAAGAGTTTTGAGTGAGTTATCACGCCAGCTAGTGTATGCAAATGTAACTGTGAGTTTGTGATAACCATCAGCAGACCAATTCAAATCCATACCATTTACAGCAATCGGATATGCATCAACCAAGTCAACTGAGTAAGAAACTTTGTTCTGTACATCATATTGGTTGATTCTGAGTGCAACAGAATAGTCTTGTTTGTATTTAAGATTATAACTGGTGTTTGGATTGATCCAGTTAAGCCATGCATCAAAGAATAGTTTTTCTTTCATGTCATCGGAAACAATGAATGTAAGTGACAAATCATTATATGATGACATATATGGGAATTTCTCCTCAACACCGTAAATCTTCATTGATGTTGTGGCAATCGTTCGACCTGGCAATTCTGCGTTCTCACAACGCATTGTAAGCATACGTGATGTTCCACGATAGGGAACCATACCAAGTGGTACGGGAATGTTAACATCAAACTTACTTGGTCTTGCTAGTTCTTTTGAAAAACTTGCTTTAAAATCTGCTATTGAGCCTGCCATTAGTATACCTTACTGTGTGCTTTTTCTATTGATTCTTTGTGAACTTGTGAAGTCGATGCTTTCATAAAGTTCGCAGTTGGTAAAAACAATGCTGTTTCCCATTCACCGGGATTAATTGTAAGAATCTTAGACTTGATTTGCGGGTTCAAATAGTGTTTCAGGCATGGTCTAAATTCTTTGTATCTCTGTGTGGCTGCCAAAATTTCATACGTTATCTGTAATCGTTTTGGTTCATTATCTGCATTTAATACAGCAAGACCCATCAATTTATCGAGAAATATTGCACGATATTTTGGTGGGAGATAATGCAGATTTAACCCAATAAAGCCATCATCTTTCTTCTTCAGTGGAATCACCAAAGGAAAGATATCATAATAAGGAAGGTCTTTTTTAGTAAGTGGATCATAGAAAAAGTGGTATAGACCACCCATCTGGAATACACCACCTTGTCTAGATTTTTCTTTTGAAATCTCTTTAGCCAGAGTCATCGGAGATTTCAAATTTTTAATTCTATCTTGTAACCACGTGACTGATTTTCTGGACAAGAAGTCTTGTTCCAGAGCAGTCTTTTGTTGTGCAATTTGAGTTAGTGTTGAAGCCATCCTCTATTTAGTCTAGAAGCGGTAAGCAATTAAGTCATACCCGTCAATGAATGTAGTATAACCCATCTGATCCAGCTTCCAACGCATCCACACGGCTTTTACATAAGTGATGTGTGCAATCTCAATTTTTAATAGTCCTGCTGTGAACCCATTCTGAAGTAACTGGAAGAATATCTCATAGTCATATCCTTCCGTGTCAATTTGAATGAAATCGAAATCTTTTCCATATTTTTCATACAGTTTAGCAATCGTGATACCATTAACTTTTTGACTCACCAAATGTGGTGTAATCTCATCAATGTGATTTGCAGGTAACATTGTTGAGCAACCTTCTGCCCAATCTGGAACACCATCAACTCCAATTTTCTCTGGTGGTACACGATAGATTGTGGCTTCTTCTGCATCAGCAACAGCAGAATTTTCAAACTTTAAACCGTCTTTGAGTGAGTAGTTTTCCACCAATTTGTCGAACATATCTGGTAGTGGTTCAACTAAAACACCAGTCCAGTCATAACTCATTACATATGGATACAAATCATCATGCTTTACGCCATCCATGGCACCAATCTGCAAGAAGTGTACCTTCTCGTTTTTGATTCTATTGTATTGATTTAGAATTTGTTTGAAATTCTTTGGCTGAACCGGCTGAGTTTTAGTGAGCCATTCAAGTTCTCTCCGTTCAGAGTTCTCGGTGTACCAACCTGAACCTTTAGACACATTGATAATCGATTCAAAGTACTCTTTGTACATGTTACCAATTTTATTGAAATTGTAGTTTTTCTCTGCCCATTCACGGCAAGCATGTGGTGAGATTGTATCAATGTTCTTAGCCGCCCATAAAAACTGTTCGAATGTACGGCAACGAAAACCAGTAACTCCGTGTTGTACTGTTTCGGTGAATGCACCCCAATCAACGGTGATGACAGGTGTACCTGAGAGCATTGCTTCAATGGCTACGTAACCAAACGGTTCATTGTAGATTGTTGGACAGAACAGACCTTTGGCACCAGCCATAAGTCTCTTGCGTTTCTCAACGTCAGCATAACCAACATATTCAACGTGAGATGGCCAAGTATCTCCAAGATTACAGTCATTTGGTCCATAACTTGTACCAGCTAGAACCAGCTTGACACCAAGTTTCCCACACACTTGAGATGCAATATCAACACCTTTTGACCAGACAAGACGACCACACATCATAAAGTAATCTTCTTTATCTTCTCTGAATTGAAACTCATTCAGATCAAAACCAGATGGAATTGCCGCATCATAGAATTTATATTCAGCGGTTGATACTTTTTCGGGACCCTGAAGACCATGCATTACGGCATAAGATTCGTATACTTTATACGGTGCAAATGAGGACGGATAACCGATTGATGGCTCAACGCAAAGAAGGTCTGAGTGTGCATCACAGACTGGTTTCTGTGCAAGACCAAAGAAGCAAAGAATGATGTCGTGTGGTTGTTTCCGCTTGGCAATCTCTTTGATACAGTTTGCATTGAATGTTTGAAAGACTTCATCTTCTTGATTGTATCGGAGTCCCTGATTCTTCCAGTCGTAGATTCCATAAACACGTTCGAGTAAAGCACGGTCTGTCACAGTAACATGCTCATCGCAAATTACATCAGATTCTTCGTGACCATAGTGAATGACATGCATTCCCATGTCTTTGTACATTTTGCAGAAGTTAATCACCTTTTGAGTAAACGCACAAACCGTATACTCTTTGGTCGATGCTGTATGTGGCACCGCCAACACATGGAGTCTAATCATTTCAATCCTAAATCATGTTCAGTTAATATTTTAAAAGTCCAGCCACGGTCGAGACAAAACTCGGTTGCGGCTTTCCATTTTGCTTCATTTACACCCCAAGTCACCACTTCTTGGATGTATTGTTTTGTAACTTTCTTTTTCTTTTCTGGTGGTCTTGTCTGTCGAGCAGGTTTTACTTCCAAGATCATCACACGTATTGTATCATCTTTTTGCTTAACTTTCACGTAAAAATCTGGAAAATAACGGTGAACACGGTTGTCTACCGGAGAACGATACGGTATTACCAATTCTTCTGAACCCCATTCAATAATTGAATCATTATTGTCGAGCCAAGTCATAACTCTACATTCCCATGTAGAACGGTACACAATATTTGTGAAATCACCACGATATTTTTGTGGGTTTTTTGGTGAAAACTTGCCTGAATATGCCATATAAATAGTTATATTACCTTCTCTAATAACAAAAACACATGCCAATATCTATCCCGACCTCAGTTGCTGGTATTTCCATTCCTGGTGCAGTCAATGGACCTCTCAATTTATTGTATGGAAATAAGTACAATAAAACAAACTATAGATTTCCACGTGATGTTGGCTCTAACCCAACCCGTCAGCATGTAATTTTGTTTACAATTAAAGAACCGAATCCAGCCAACCTTGGTGCAATTACGACAGATACACTCAAGAATCTCACAACTTTAGCTAAAGATGGTGTCACAGTTGTAAGCGACTCGACAGAAATCGGTTTAAAGAATGGTGTAATTCCTGGACTAGAAGCATTTGTTGTAGGTGCTAAAAATATTGCAGGAAGCGATGCAGGTAAATCTGCTATCAATAATTTAAATGAACTAACAAACGTAAAAATAAACCGCAAAAACGGAGATTCGATTGCTCTTTATGTACCAGACACAGTTAATGTAAGTTATAGCACACAGTACGATGACTCGTTTTCACTAACAGACGCACTAGGTAAACCATATTTCTTAGCACAAGGTGCCGTATCACTATTTAATACATTTAAAAATGCTGGTTCAGAAAGTGCAATTAACACAATCAATAAAGCAGGTAATGACCCGTTTGTGCGTACTGCCGTTGCATCAGTTATCGATAAAATAGCAGGAACAAACATCAGAGATATTGCACTTAACCAAGGTGGTTATGCAATGAATCCACAACTTCAAGTATTATTCAGGGGTATTGGTTTTAGACAATTTCAATTTGACTTTGTTTTGACACCATATTCACAAGAAGAAGCCGATACAATCAAACAGATTATTGAAAAATTTAAATATGCTTCAGCACCAGAAATACAATCAAACGGCATATTTAATCAAGGTTTGTTTATGAAAATACCAGACACGTTTGACATTGAATTTTTGTACAAAGGTGCTCGTAATACAAATGTTCACAGAATCGGTGAATCTGTGTTAACAAATGTCAATGTTGATTATGCTGGCTCAGGTACATGGGCAACACACAATGATGGAAGTCCAGTTCAAATTAAACTGACATTACAATTTACAGAAACTGTCATCATCGATAAGAACAAAATCGCAGAAGGTTATTGATGCTTTATTTCAACACACTACCAAAAGTATTAACACCAGATCAAAATGGCAATTACATTTTGATGACGAATATATTGACACGTGCAACTCTGATAGAAGAATTGCAAAACAATCCAATGTTGTTTTACACATACAGCATACAAGATGGTGATACACCAGAAATTATTTCCGAGAAATATTATGGTGACCCATACAAATATTGGATTGTATTATATTCAAACCAAATCATGGATCCAATTTGGAATTGGCCGTTGAACTATGAACAGTTTTTGGATTATATTAATTCGAAATATGCAACTGAAGCAGAAGATGCAGACAAAACGCCATATGAATACACAAATACTACAGTGTATGCATATCAAAAAGTCATCACTACAACTGACAGTTTTTCCGA